GTCCGGCGTAACTGGGTTTGTCATTTGACACGTATCTTAGTGTGCATCACTAGTTAACTTCAGGAGAATCTGAAAGTAATGCGTATGCTGTGGACCCAGCAGTTGGGCCCATTAGCTTGGCGGCTATAGCGCCTCCGGCAATGGCGACGACCTTGTTTCCAAGAGCCTCTACCGTGCCAGAGACAAAGTCTCCAAGCTTGGCTTGCACTTTACTGACAACAGATGTGAGAGCATTGTTAATTGGTCTCGAGGGTGTAGCAAAAGACCCTGCATTGTGGCCAGTACCAGTGGTGGACAGGCTGAACTCTACGTTCATCACGTGTTCGAAGACTAAAGTAGCTCCGACAGGTGCGCCAACCCAAATGAAGACTATGTTGTCCCAATGGGTTGCTGCCTGACCAGCAGTGTCGAAAGTATCAGCACTAACGCTGAGCTTTCGGTGAATACCTACAGCTTGCATCCCGTGATGCAATGAGAAAGTCCTAGCTGTGTCCATTGCGGTTAAAGTAAATGCAATTGCATCACCGCTGGAGACAGTTTGTTTCTTTCCTACGATTAGATAGCCAGAACTGTTTGTAGCAGAAGCAGTATTGAGGACACGAACGCCAGCGTTAACAACACGAACTTCCTCCCCGTATGTTGAGAAGAGAGATGTAAAAGGTAACGCTGCGGGCGCGGCGAAAGCCGTGACGTTTCCTCCAGCTGCCTGAGTAGTGGCCAGGGCATACGGATTTGCAGCGTGTGCCTTGAAGGCAATAGCACCATTTCCGTTTGCATCAGCTTGTACTGCAACCTGGTATCTAATCTGCTCAGTGACTGTTCTGTGTAAACCGGTGTCGGGTGTTTTAACTCCCACAGCGTGTTCACAGAACGGGTCAGTGAGCGCGCAAACTGCCTGCACAGCTTGCTGGCTGACCTTCGGTTTAACCGGGGCCGGCGTGCGCACGAGCGCAAGTTGTTGACTCCTGCTGCTGGTGCGCGTGGTTGACCCGCTTTTACGACGGGGTCGGGTGGCATTTCTTCTTACTTTAACCATTATTTTCACCTATCCCGAACATAGGTTGGTGAAGAAATGCGAGCGGGACTACCTACCCGCAGAGGTAGGCCCTCTCGATGAGGTGGAAAGCGTAATAGATTTTAGGCTCTCCAGCTACATGCGAGAGGATGTCTGCTCTAGCGATAGGGCAACTAGCACAAAGAAAATTGGCTAGCAGCTTCGATAGACCATCGGGCACTCTCTTATACCCATTCTTTTCCTCCAAGAACAATTGCGAGCAGAAATTTAATCTGTCTCGAGATTGTGCGACTACGTACTTATGTACAAATCCCAAGCGGGTAGTAACGAGGTCTTCTATAGGAGTGCCATCAGAACGGGCTACACAGTCATCGCCATTAGTCATTGAACTAGGGCCGTCGCCTATGGTGTTAAAATCCATATCAGCGAGAGCAGCTCGTTCAAAGCTATTAGCAGCATGAGTGAGTAGAGTTCCGGAGTACCGGATGTAGAAATGAATCCTATGGAAACAGTAGTCGGAGTCAAGGACAAGCATATGTCGCTCGGCTCGCAAGTACTGCACGACCATGTGGTGTTGAAAAGGCGTTGCGTCAGCAGCCCTAAGATATTCCAATAGGAAGTCTTGGGTCATCCAGAAGCGAGTTTGATACTCATAACCCTGGATGTCGTCTGAGACAACTGGATAAGATGTGTTGAACAGGTCTATAGCAGACGTGAACAAGGCATCTAGCCCTTCGGTCGTATACATATCCATGCCTACTTTATGGTTGTTGGTAACCCAAGTTGATTTGAGCGCGCCAATCCAATCACCGAAGAGAATTCTCGAGATGACGTTAGTCACAAGAGACATGCCATAGATCAAGCGTGCTACCTTGTCTTTATCGGTGGGCTCGCCCTTAACAAATAATGTGCAAGGGGGAACGCAGCGATTCAAGAGAAGGTTAACGCAGACTTCATCTGTGGGCACTCCGGCGGGAAGTCCAGTGTTGAGCCAATACTGCATGACAGAATTAACTTCAAGGTAGAGTTCATAGTAGGCCAGGTCCAAAACATCCGAGTTAGACGCAAAGCGTTGGAACGGGTAGCCTGGAGCTGAGGATCTGTTCACACCTCGCGTTGCAAGGTTGAACACAGAAGGGCTTAATTGCCCTTCTTCAAAGATTCTTTCTTGGTAGAGCTTCGGCGGTCTTGGGGACCTTCCGAATTGTGCTCGGAGACTAGAGCGGAACCTTTCTCTTTCGAGACTGGTCGGCTCTCTCTCGGCGAGGCCATCTTCGGTCGGTTGTAACCGCGTCTTTGCAGCTCTTTGAAGATAGAATCCAAGTCTATCTCGCTCAATGTCGCCCCCCCTCCCTGGGATGTGGAGATTGGAGAGAGCTTTGAAGAAATCGGGGTCGAATTCAGCAAAGAGTCTTCCTTCTTCAGATCTTGGATCCTCGAGCTCTTGGAGGAGCTCTCGGAGATGAGGGATTTCTCTGTGCCCACGCTTTTGCTTCGCTTTAATATGGAAGTAACCAAGGGTGGTGTAAAAGTCACAGACTTGGGGCTCGATGAGGGTGTAGGGGGTACTTGATTCGACGCCGCCCCAGGCGTCTTGCCAAAATCCGCTTCAGCAGACGTGGTGGTGTCTTCACAGACAGCATCATGAAAGCCTACATCACCAGACTCTTCTTCTATAAAGTCATCACCCCAGGGGTCATCACTAAAGTCGAAGCGCTTGGCAACCTCCTTTGGCTGAGAACGCGGTTCATCAACATAATCGTCTTCACGGTGCTCTCCACGGCGCTTTGCAGCGGCGTAAGCCTGGCGGTTAAGTTCTTCCTCATCGACGATGCGTCTAGCATGATCGAAGTCTTCATCGGTCTGTGGGGACTCGATGTCGAGATCAGAAAAGAGCTTGATGCGAGTTGAGTGCTCAGCGGAGCTTGCATATTGCGATTTCATTAATGGGTACAAAACAGAGTGCCTGTTAAGGTCAAATCTCTTATCGTAGCCACAATGAATCGCAACGACTTTATCGCCTTGGAACACAGGTAGTCCAGAATCACCATATCCAGTGGAGCTAGCAGTGAATATGTGACGCGCATTAGCGCCGGAAACTGTTTGCATGCGCACAGAAAGTGCGGACACATGTTCGACCGTAGAATAGGTCAAGACGGTGACAGCATGCTTACGTAATGTAGCAGTCTTCAGCGTCTTCAAGCCGAGCACAGTGCGAGCGTTAGGACAAAGTATTTCTACTAAATCAAACCTCTCGGAGTGTGAACCCTCTAAAAGCGACCATTGACATGGAAGCCAGAAGTGAGTCTCGTCGTCAAGTCTCGCCATGAAGAGAACATCTTCAGGGCTAAGAGAGCTGACAACATGCAAGCAAGTCCAAAGTCCCTTCTCAGTAACAAAGCCACAACCTTGGTGAACGAACTCACCATCGCGTAGCACTGCAAACTTAAGACAGCCTTTGGTCAATTTGGCCTGTTTCTCGGTTAAAATTGTTGGTATTAAGCCAGAAACAGAACGTTCTGCATCAAAGGACCCCTGGCGTAGAGTCCAAAGTGCATTCTCAAGAACGCGGGGTGCTTTCACTGGTGAGACAAATTTTTGAAGCAGCAGTGAGTTAGCACGCTTGGGATCATCTGACCTGGATATCAAGCCGTAACGCAAGACATACAGATAAGACAATGCCCGAACTGTCCTAGTAGCGGTGTACAAAGAACAGTACAAGAGCGCAATCATTGAGATTATATCAATGGTTGAGAGACCGAGGTAACCATAGGTGACGGTGAAGTACGTATCGTAGATAGATACTGCAGCGTTCCACATGGCCTCATACTCTGAACCAATCTTGAGGATCATTCTGAAGAACAACTCAAGGAGGTTCCAGATGAGCTCAAGGAAGAAGTATGCAGATTTCTGTACCACAGG